TTTTCGTTCCACTTTACTCGCATTGAATGCGTTCAAGGTACTCGATAACATTTTTACATGTGTTAAACATGGTTGTTCCCTCATGATCAAGGTACTAAACAGCGAGAAAAGTCGCTTGGGCCGCATATGTTCCGGCCGCACCAGTGTAGATTGGCGTGATAACGAAAGTGATTGCATCAGTTCCATTACACGTAACATAATTGAAGGTAGTATTAACAGAAGCGCTCGAAAGAACAGCTCCGGCTGCAATAATAATATTGGCAGCAGTACCTCCAGGAGCTCCATTTTTCATGAGCTGCACTTCGAGTTGTGTGAAGGCTGTACCTGCAGTAGCAGTAACTTCACACCCAATCAAATAGTTCCCAACAGGGGGAACAAACGAACCAGCTGTATTCACAATACTGTTAGAGTTAACCTGAACAGTAGCTAATGCTAAATTAGCAGGTACAGTGGATGCTGGCATAGCAACACCTGCCGAAGAAAAATTCGACACGTTGTAATTGAGGGGTGGGTTGGTTGAAGATTCAAGAACCGGATTGTAAAAGATAACTTTACCACGAATCCTAAGCTCTCCTATAGCTCCAGCACCAGCTTGTCCCACCGTCCAAAAGAAATATTTTCCACAATCATATTCATGCGGATCTGTTCCACCAGGGATCAGACCATTTGGTCGGCAATAATGCTTTTGTTTAGCAGCCGATTCCAAATACTTCTTACTCAGTCTTAAAACTTGAGGAAGTGCAGTATGAGTTGGACCGGAGTGTGTGAAAATCTCAGCAATGGCTTGGGATGAAGGAGACGCTTGTTTAGCATCATCACTTGCAGAAATCCCAACAAAACCACCAGCACCTTGAGTACTGTTAACGTTCTGAGATGGGTTGTAAATAAGTTCCAACCACATAAATTCATATCTCTCAAATCTCTGTGCAATTACAGAGAGAAAAGGCAGGAAATTAGGATTTCCTGGATTCAGATCGATCTCTGTCACCGTAAAGGCGATAGATCCATTGACAGCAGAAACTTGCTCATCAATGTCATGAGGACATGGCTTTGCACCATTCCCTCCCATAAGACCCTTAACACCGGGTGTGAATTCATTAGAGAATCCAAAACCTTGCCCGGCCCCAGTTCCGCCTCGCTGACGGCGCTGGCCTCTTCGTCTACCCGCTCCATTTCGCCTAGGAGCAGGATTTTGAGCTTGTGCTCTCGGCCTTCGAGCTCGCGCTTTGCGTTGAGCTCCGGCAGCAATCTGACCCCTCTGGGCTGCAGATTTAGCCATAAATTGTTTTTTAGTCATAACCATCTTTTAAACACGGGGTGTTTTAGGGACCCTCCCAATAAAAGAATGACATAGGGAAACATAACCCATCCTCCAAAATCTAGAAAGCAGAAAGGAGATCTGATGAAAAATCTAACATCAAATCTCTTAAACTATCCGCCTCTGAACCAGTATAAAAGCCAATTATAGAACTGACTGATGGTACGCCAACAAAGGCATACGACCGGATCATTGGGTCATCTTGATTTCGTAAAACAATATCACTGTTAACTAGAGAAGCATACGCGGTATGGAAGACCTCAAAATGGTCAGTCGGATACGACATAACCATCAACGTAAATGCTTTTCCGAGATGTTGGGCTAATGACAATTCATTTTGTTCATAAACCATCGTTGTTGCGAGACGCTGAGCATCATATTTGGGCAACCAACGATTATCCTAGTAGTTAAACGAGGCACCTAAAAAGGACAGGGTATGCAAATCAGCATTTAAACCCCCAAAGAAAAACTTAAGTTTCAATCCATATTTTGCTAGGTGGTTCCCAAGAAAAGTTTCATCGCACATAAGGCTGAACTCTTCATCGAGAGCAT